ATTTCTTTGCTTTGCCGCAGGTGGGACAGAAAGTTGCTCTTGTCCTTTCACAAGGAGCCAAGATCAACCCTGGAGAGGTGCTTAAAATGGAAGTTGGATCTTTTGGAGACCAGATGAGAACTACATACACATCTGAGAAAGGTGATTGTGGTGGCATTGTTGTTAACGGAAATTGCAAAGTTGTTGGTATTCACTTTGCTGAGGGAGATCCAGGAAAGAACAACCTGGCTATTCCTATCGACGGAGCGCTCCTTGCTCTGTTCGACTCTCCAAAAAACTAAGCGAACCTTTGGGAGTTCCTGACCTGCCGGAACTCCCAGAGGTAGGACGGAAGCAAGCATATGATGTGATGCTTGACTTCAGAAGCATTGGTAGAGTGCCCTATCGACCTATAGGAAAATCTCACTTTGCTCCCATTCCGGTCTCTTACTCTGTTGGTGATGCCTACAAACCTGCAATAATGGACCAAGAAGCTTTGCTTCTTTCGGTTCGCAAGTATTATGAACCAACGAGATATATAAGCGACGGGCAGGCGGAATTTTTAACCAACTGGTTGTCTAGTTACGTTGCACCTTTTTGGCACGGTGACAACTTTACCAGTTACGCGGATGCGGTCTTGGAAATGGACCCAACCAAAAGTCCTGGGTACCCTTGGTACTATACATGTGATACAAAAGGTTGTGCGTTAATGTGTCACGGGGATAAAATCCTTGAAGAAACTGAAGAGATACTTCAAGGTCGTGGAGCGCCTCAAGTAGCCTCTATTACGTTGAAAGATGAGCTACGCCCACGAGAGCGGGTCGACCTTAAGAAGACGAGGGCTTTTGAATCTATGCCCACGCCTCATCTCCTAGCTTCCACTCAGTGTTTCCATAAACAAAATGAGAAGCTTCATAAAACAATAGGACAACACGCAAGTACGATAGGTATTCGTGTTCCTGGGCCCCAGTATGTTCAGACAGTCATGTCGTTGAAAGACAACATGTTCTATGGTGATATAGATGGATGTGATTCTAGATATAATCTGACTCTCGCAAGAGTAGTTAGAGATGTGCGAATTCGGTATTCACGACCAGAACTAGCACAATGCATAATCAATTTGTATAATTGGGTCTACTGTGGATTTGCAGTAGTTCTAGGATTCATGTACATTATGTTTCACCAGAAGTCTGGATGGAAAAATACGGGGGATGATAACACATTTATGGTTCTCTTAGCCTGGGTTCTGTGCTGGCAGTTCTTTGCCCCGGAAATGGTTTTTGAAGAGTTCATACGAGCTTTCATAAATGGAGATGATTATGTTCTCAAGTTGACAAATGGAGAGACACGATATGGTACTCTCACACTTAA